CGTTAATATCCACAGCTTCAGGGTTTGAGAAGGTATTAATACCATCTAAGTAAGCGTAATAATCAGAGTTTCCTACTGTATTACTGAATACACCACTATTAGTAGTATAACCACTTACATATGTACTTTTACCAAAAATGTAAGCGTCTCCGTTAGTTCTAACATCTCTATAGATATCCCAACCATCTCTACCACCATATACCGCGAATGTAAATTTACGATATGCACTAGTTTCTAACAATCCTTTATCTGTACCTTCTAAATCATATGGAGTACATTTAAATGATGTCCCAGTTATCGCAGCCGCGTTTGAAGATAAGTGGAATCCAAAAGACTCACCACTTGCGTCCGCTCCTTTGAATTTAAACAAATCTTTATCGAAACCAACTTGAGAAGAAAGACCTAAAGATACTTTTCTTACTTTATCTCCGTTAGACAATACTGGTGTACCATCTGATTCGTAATAAATTACGTCTCCAGCTGCAAGATAATCAGTTTTATAAATTGTACTTCCCAAAGTTGACCCTGAGAACGCGTTGTCAGTTAAGAAACCTTTGAAACCTGCAGGGAAAGCATCTGTTGGGTGATTTGCGTCCATAACTAACATAATGTATTTTGAACGTAATTCAAACTCACCATCAGAAGTACCTATTTTTCTTGCGACGTAACCTGGTAAATCTGGATTCATTGAACATCTTGTGAATTTTTCAATTACTACCATATTGTCATCAGTATCGTTAAAATCTCTTACGATTAAATCAAACTCACCAGAATCAATGTTAATGTTTTGAATCATTATTTTAACTTGGAAGTTAGCGGCTTCACCGTCAGAAATTGTCTGAACTTGGAATAAATCCGTAACTTTACCACCACGAACCTCAGATACAACCATTGGAGAAATTGTGGTATCCCATTGATGTAAGAAATTCGTTCCGTCAAGATTATAATCGATTGTTGAACTAACACCTCTTACTAATCCTTTCTCGTAAGCGTGTTTTAATAATTTTGGATATACCTCGTGAACATAAACCGCGTAATCTTCAGTTGATTTATCAAACACGTCACTTCCTAATACTTTTGTAATGTATTTTGAAGATGTTGTATCTAATGAACAAGTGAATGATTTAGTTCCACTATTTAATCCTGCGGTTGTTATTGTAAATTCTGAGAATACATTTTTAGCCAAGGTACCAACACTTGAAATTGTAACACCAGTGTTTGCTGTTACTTCGTGTGTTAATGTTTGACCAACGTATTTACCTCTTGACCTTAAAGCGGCCACTACTATATTATCATAGTCAGTATTTAAAGTTGCTGTCCATATAAATTTAGTTCCAGTAAAAGCTGTACCATTCCAAACAAAAAGATATGAATAAACACTGTTTATAGTTGCTCCATCGTTGTAAAATACGTTGAACCATTCTTTATTGTTATATGAATTGGCTCTATTTGTACCATTTAATGGAGAAGAAACCTCAGTACCACTTAATCCAGAAACACTTGAACTTGGAACAAGACCGATAACAAACCATTGTCCTGTTTGTCCTGTACCAAATCCAGCGAAATTATCTGTGATATAACTTGTTATTGTTGTACCATCCACAGATGTTTTAGTGGAAAGTTCAGTATAAACTGTACTTCCTGTAATACCTGTTACGGTTGGAGTTAATGTGAACCCAGTAGAAGTAGGAGTTTGACTCTTATTTACTGTGATACCACCTAATGTCTTAATACCGAATGTTTTGAAAGGTTTGTATCCTGTAAGACCCAATACTCTTGTTACGAATAATTGGTTTGACTCTTGCAAGTACGACTTAGCTACATACGGTAATTCATATTTCGGGTTACCAACACCGTCTTTTGAAGGTGAAGTTGGTCCAAAATATGTTTTGAATTCGTCGAAACTACTTATTAGAACTGGTTCGAAGGCTGGACCCTTTAAGGTTTCACCGACTAAACCAAGAGTTGTTACCCCGACGCTTTGAGCTACGAATGTTAGATCTTTCTCTGATGTGTAGACACCTGGAGAAACAAATACTCTGTTTGAATTTGCCATCGATTAATGTTTGGTTAATATTTTTATTACTTATTCTATAAATATCTTTGTTTTTAGCAAAGATTTCCGTACTTTCTTTAAAAAGATAGTTATTTATCTTAATATATCTTTTAATATCTTATACTATGGAAAACACTCAGAAAAACGTTAAAATAGGTGATAAACACCACGAAATGTTAAAAACTTATTGTGATAAGAATGGTCTTAAAATCTATAAAGTGTTAGAAAAATGGATTGAGGATTATTGTAAACCGAAAAAGAAAGATATCTATGGTGACGATTAATACAAATAAGTAATACCAATTACTGACCCTAATACTGGTGTTCCCTGTAATGTAATTTCGTTCGATTCTGTAATTTCAAAACCAACACCCTCATCTTCAACAAGACCGTTGATATCTAAAGTCACAACACTATCAATAGTATTTTGTACTGTAAACGATATGGTTGTTCCATTGTAAGTAAAATATTCGGTGGTAACTTGAATTGGTTTACCGTACGAATCAATGAATACACTATTTCTACCCTTATAATATGTAACAGTCACACTTGACCCTTCTAGTGGAGGACTTACGAAAGTAATTTTAGATGTTCCTGGAATATGGAAATAGTCAACATCTCTTTCCTGAAGAAGACCGTTAATTGTAACATTAAACAACATACCAATACTTTCACCAACACTAAATGCAGTCTGCATACCATCAGCGGTAAATGTTGCAACGGTTATATCAATTGTTTTGTTAATGTATTTCTTCTGATACCCTTTTGATTGGATGAATTCATTCATAAGGAACATTCTACTCACTGCGGGTTTAACCTCAAACTCCTCACTATCAATAAGGAACCCTAACATTGTGAACTTATAATTTTGGATGTAGAATCTACGACCATCAACTGAGTCCATCGGAGTATTATCATCGATAGAATCGAGTACAATGGGTATATAATGACCTTTTACGGTTGTATATGATTGTCTAGCTGAGAATTTTTGTAGAACAATCTTATTAAAACGATTTAAGTCTCTAAATTTTGTACAAACTATTGTAACCTCAAAACTAATGTCGATTGCCACAGGTTGAGGCATCTTATATACATCCGCACCCATTTGAGACCCGTTCCAAGTTGGAACCGTTGCATAATGGAAAGATTGTCTATCAGGTATTGTTCTTTGAATTGATGGGTTTGTTCCTGGTTGAACGTCTGGTTTTCTAATAACTGCAATAAACGGTAACTTCATATTACCATCATCATCTGAGAACTGCCAATTATTTGTAAATTCACCCCATCTTTGGATTGTTAATATTTTTGGTATAATTGGGATGGCCGAACCATCCGATACCACTTTGAAATGGGTCTTTATGAAATCTAACATTCCACCATCCAAATCATCGTGTAATATTGAATCGGGCATATATGAATCAGACTTGGTTATTCTATCTAATAACTCTTGTCTTCTATCCATAACCTGTTTACCTTGGTAAATTTCTTTACCTCCATAAACATCAATATTGTTTTTTCTTTTAGGTATTCCCATTTTATACTCCTCTAAATTCTACTTCCTGTGCCGGAACACAAGTTATTGTTCTATAATGTGGTTTGTAACCAAACATTTTATGTTTATTGTCCGAAGTAACCTTACCGTCATTTGTGACAGTGTAGAATCTTATTTTCTCTTCAGAATCCGCATAACCAACATAATCACCATATCTTATATCTATCTTTAATTCCTCCAAATGACTGATATAAACCGATAATGTTAAATTACCAGGTTCGGCGTATCTTATTAACCCTGTTTTGTATGAGTTATTTTTTGGTTCGTCAATTTTGACTAAAGCATTAAACTCAACAGGGGGAAAATATTTTATTTCGTCCTTACCCACTTCAGCGTAAACCGAATCAATGTCTGTGTTTGCTCTATCTACACGATAAAGTACTAATTTCATATTCAAATCTCCGTGAAGATACTCTTGACCCATTTGAATATTGATGTCAAAATCATCTTTTGAGAAGAATTTTCCTAATCTTGTAATTGGTAGTTTATTATCCATATCCTCTATAAATAGTTTAATCTTCCATTCTATTTATGTATATTCTACAATATATGGAAAGTATTAATATTCCTGAGATAGAGGCTAGAAATGTTTTATCGTCTTATGATGGTTCGAACAACCAACTATTGGAATGGAAACGTAAATTTAAGGACGTTAAAAATTTTAAATTAACAAGACCTCAGGCTGAATATGTTATAAAATATAAAGAAACAACTCCAAAGGTTGCAAGAAAATATATTAATATCGTTTCAACTTTTGGTGAAAAACTACAAGAAGATAAACTATTAACAACCGCACCCGAATCAATTTGGTGTGAGAAATTATTATGTGAATCAGATAAGGCGTTTCACATTTGGGGTAAAATTCTGAATCACGAACAAATGTCATCCTTTTGGTTACCAAAGGCTGCCGTGGTTCAAGAAGAGAAAAAATTGGATAGGGTGATTGATTATAGCAAGTACGACTCAAGACCTCCAATGGATCACCAAAAAATTGCAGTTGAAAAGTTATTAGCAAATAACAAATTCATATTGGCGGATGATATGGGTCTTGGTAAAACAACATCCGCAGTAATCGCGTCGTTAGAAAGTAAAGCAAGAAAAATACTTATAGTGTGTCCCGCATCTTTAAAAATAAATTGGGAGAGGGAAATAAGAAACTATTCAAATAGAAAAGTTTTAATTGTCGAAGGACGTAAATGGGGATCAACGTATGACTACTATATTATTAATTATGATATTAT